TGTGCACCGTAAATATTGATTGTAATAGGACGAGAGACACCAACGGCTTCACGCATCATGCTCATTAGTTTACTCGTGCCTACAACTACCTCAGAACCACTCTCACCGCCACCAAGCAGCTTACCACCGGCTGCACCGAAGATGGTTGCACCGTTGAGCATATACGGAGTATCCATAGCCTTCTTATACCAGCTTACGCTTACACTCGGATATGTCGGGGGCGATGCCAAAAGGTCAAGGGTTCCCTTTACCGAGAAGTGCGGCAATTTAATACTTGGGAGAGACCATTCAAAGTCAAACATACCAATAATTGAATTAATAGCATCACTGACTGTGGTCTTCGCATTATCAAAAGTGCCAGTAAATGCGCTCAGGACATCTGCTCCAAATGAAATAATCTCATTGAGGGTATCTGACAGTCCACCAACGAAATCTGTGTACATATTTGACAGGAAGGATCCAATATTACCAAGCAATTGACCACTGAATACAGAGGTAAACCAGCTAATTACATCAGCACCGAAGTTGCTCGTTGCACCAAATACATTATTCAGAGCGTTAATAACTTCGTCATAAGACATTCCCATCATGCCACCAACCGCAGCCACGACTCCAACAGCCAGCTGTCCAATCAACATTACAGCAGCTTCTATTATCTCGGGAAACATGTCAATCATTGTAGTAATTATGTTTACGTAATAAACAGGTATCAAACTCGTTATCTCCGGCAGTGCCTGAATGAGACCGTCAGCCAGAGCCAAGATCAGCTGTAAACCTGCAGAAATCAAGGTTGAAAGCATAGTAGGCTCTGTCAATGTTGTTACGATTTCGGTAACAACAGAAGCGATAGCCGGGACCATAGTAGGAAGCGACTGAGTAAGGCCGTCAGCCAGAAGTAAGACTATCTGCAGACCTGCATTAAGGATCTCGCTGGCATTATCTAACAGTGTGCCACCGATAATTTCGACCATGGATAAAACGGCAGGGATTATGGCCGGTAATTCCATGATGATACCCGTGGCGATCTGGCTCACTGCCTGTGCTCCAGAAGTGAGCAATACAGGCAGATTTTTTGTGATCGAAGATGCCAGAGAAGTAAGGATAGTACCGCCAATCTGAATGAATTTTGGTGCAACTTCGGAGATATTATCAGACAATTCATTGATACCGTCTTCTATAAGTTGTAGACCTTCTTCCGTATCACCTGAAAATACCAAAGCCAAGCCATCCATAGTAGTTGTGAAAGCCGGGAGAAATTCAGAAAGCATATTATTCTTAAGACCATTCAAGGATGTCTGCATTCCCAATAATGCATCTTGGAAATCAGCACCAGCCTTTACCTGTTCTTCGGAGAGGACACCACCAAGATCGTGAGCCTCCTGCTTCAAGGCTTCCATCTCTTCCTGCGTAAGATTCAGCATCGGTCCTAATTCCGTTGCACCCTTACCGAGTAATTGCGAGGCTAAATATGTTCTCTCGGTTTGATCCTCGACACCTTGTAATGCCGTGATGGTAGCCTCGAATACTTCCTCCTGCGACATCGATGCCAATTCTTCCTGCGAGAGACCAAGTTTATCAAAGGCTTCGCTTCCTGTCTCAACGGCTGATGACAATGTTTTCATTCCTGCCTTAAGCGATTCCATCGATGTACCGCTTATTTGAGCCACATATTGCCATTCCTGAAAGCTCTCAACACCAAATCCCATTTTCTGTGAAAGCTTGTCTATCGAATCGGCATAACTTGCCGTAGAAGCTACACCATCAATAAAGGCTTTAGTTCCAGCTACCGTTGCAGCTGTCGTAGCGGTAAGTGCTGCTGCTCCTACACTTGCAGCTACACCTAAGCCTTGTGAAAGGGTAGCACCAAAGGAATTAGCAGAACTTTCCGCACCTTTCAAGCCTTCGTCATACTGAGAAGTGTCCAGTCCTAAGACTGCGAATAATTCAAATACATTCATTGTTTAATACCACTTAACTTTTCACTCTTTGCGATCATCCTGCTCATGATATCTTCTGATTCTTCTTCTGCAGTCTTTTCATTCTCCTGCTTATTATCAAAAATGATATCTCTGAGCTTTCTCGCAAACATATTCCCGTGATCTTCGTCCTTATCCGCATCGGTGAATAGATGCTGTAAGAAAAACAGCGAATCAGAGACATACATTTGATATGCCTCTGTCCGCTGTTCAATCTCGAGCTTTGCTTTACAGTAAGTTAGGAATCGCTCTGCTGTACGTCTGCCTCTGTATTCTCCGTAGCAGGACCAGAAGAGGCTACTTCCGTATTCTGATCCTGCGAGGTAAAAAGGTCGTTGTTGAACGTTGAATAAGTTCCTATCGCAGTAAGAAGAGTGATAGGGAGCTTGAACGGATTAACAACATATTCCTCCGGTTTCTTACCTTCCAATACCGCTGCAATCTCGATAACTTCTTTCTGATGATTACGACAAGCATACTTGATAGCTTTAGTAATGCTTGTGGTATAGAGCTTGACAAACTCCTTATCCTGCATCAACGCAAAATATGGATCCCAAATGTCAGCGAGAATCTCCAGAGACTTATCATTCAGCTTTTCGAGGTTTATATCAGACATACGATTCCTTTCTTATTATCAGCCTTCACCGCCACCGGTTACAGTTACAGAGCAGAGTGCAGTATAGGTTACATAGTCCTCTGTGAAAGAAGCTATGATCTGCGTTGTACCTTCTGCAACACCTGTTACTACACCGTCCTCGACAGTAGCTACTGATGTATCAAGGCTCTGCCACCTTACCTCTGCTGTGGAAGGAATTGTGGTTGCCGTAATAGTTGCTACATTGCCTTCAGGAACGGAAATGCTCGACCTGTCAAGGACAAGCGAATTGCTCTCTTCATCATCACCGGGAACAACATAGAAAGCCATCGGTACGGTATCGATAGCGTTCATGTCTGTATGACCTGTAATTGTGATAGCTGTATTACCCTTGCCCTTCTTGGTCGTCTTAAGGCTGAAACCATCTGTAGAAAGAGCATTCAGAAGCTGAATTGCTGCGAAGCCACCATCTGACATATCACCAACCCACCAAAGGCTGCTCTGGAAGTCAGAAAGCTTCAGTTCTCTACGAGGTGTGATCCTTGTAGCATCATTAGGATCGATGTCAGCAGGACCAAGAGCAAGCTTTACTCCTGCAGGAGTGATATTCAGAGCTGTCGTGCTGATCGAACATTCATAATCATCAACCTGCTTACCCTGCATCGTGTTGTTAGGCACGTTGTCAACATCAGAGAAGTAGTCTGTAAACGTAGGCTTGCAGACAGGATTGATGCCTCCCGTTGTCGTAAAGAGGATCTTCGATCTGTCAAGAATAGGGTTAGCAGGATTAAACTCTGTGGTGATAACACCAGCTTCAAGCTGTATTTCCTTGAATGCATCAAGTTTTACCTGTGTAAATCTTTTTGCCATGTGTTTTGTTCTCCTTTACTTAGTATTTTGTCAAGAACTCAATTCCGAGAGTGATCCTATAACCTATGACTGTACTGTCAGATGGATCCGAAGTCCTTTCTGCATGTGGATCGTTTAGAGTAACATTCATATATCCACCTTCATCGAGCTTAATAGGGCTCATATCTTCGATGTATCTTGTTATCTCGTTGATCTTAGCATCAAGCCACGTCCACGATGTATTCTTATCCCAGAGTGTTGCGACAGGGAAAACAGGACCATCCAAAGCACCAAGAATAACCTGATATGTGATTCTTGGATAAGTAGCTTCTTCCGGTACACGATTTTCATCGTATGCCGGTACTCCAAATCTACTCCATAAGCTGTAATAGGACTGCTGTTTATCCATTCTTCGGTAAACTCCATTCTTCAGCTTCGACCTGCCTCAGGTTCAGTGCAGCCGTGGCAGGTGTCTCGTTATCGTCTCCATCAGAGGTAACACGAAAGATTTTTCCGTCTTTGTCTCGCTTCACTACATCGTGATATTGCAGGACTATCGTTTTCTTAGTAGAAAGTGTGTATCTATTGTCTACACCCTCCTGTGAAGCTATCCTTGACTCGGTAGAATCGTCAAAAGAATAAGCTACATCGATAGGAGCACCTTCGACGTAGACCGTTATAACTCCACCTCTGCCATCGGGAATCGTCTGCTTATCCATGATGTGCGAAGGCGTCATTGCTGCATTGACTAAACTCACGGAAGACCTCTCAAACGCTTGTAAGGAACTAATCTGGAAGCAAATATTGACTTCCAGCTGTTCTTTGAGTTACCTGAATCGTCAACACCTCCGACTTCTTTGCCATAACCATAGTTTCCGAAGTTCTCGGAAGAGTAAGGTGACATTGCTATGGAATCGACGGAACCATATTTTTCCTGCCATGCCTGTATATCTGAGGCAAGGTCTATGACTGCCTGTGGAACAGCCATAGACCATATAGAACCCTCAAATATTTCATCCTTAAGGTCAGTTGCAGGATAGATATAAACTCCATCGTTCAAGTCACTTCCCAAGATTCGGAAATACTGTCCTTCTTTCAGATAGTCAGCTGTGAAAGTACCATCAACGATCTTGATAGTACCTTCTCGCTTCTGACGCCAGAAGAAGTTGTTCAAGTACAAACAAACCTCAGTTAGTGTCTTTTCCATTTATCAACCCTCACCTGATGTGTCTGTAGCTGTTGCAACAAACAGAGTTGCAGGGTTGTAGAGAACAGGCATGAACAGTCCGCTTGCCTTTGTCCACAGAACTGCAGGATCGTTCTCCGTCCACTGTGAGATATAGACATAAGGACTAACCTCGCTTGTCTCGCCCTTAAGGAGCTGCGGAAGGTCAACTTCCGGGGGATCACCCCAGAGACCAATACCGAGCTTACCTGCAGGATTCGTTGCGAAGAACGAAATCTTATCAGCAGGGAAGTATCTCTTTGTCTTGACAGAAGGTCTGCCATCAGCACCGATCTTTGCATCATAAGCATATGTGAGGTCGTTCGTGATTACAGAAGTAATACCAAACTCTTCCTCGAGCCATGCTGTGAGAGCGGATCTGGAAACCATAGCACCAACACCGATGTTTCCATTGATGGCCTTCTGAACAGAAGCATGACCACGCATCTTAGAAAGCATCTGCCTTGAAGTGAGCATGCCTGTGAGCACTACACCCTCTGCGAGTGCTTCGTCAACGATCTCCTGAATCTGTGAAGGAACGTCCTGACCCTCACCGAAGTCGATAGTCTTGTTAAGGTGGTTAGCTGCAACACCGTAATCAACTGTCAGATCAAGGTTGTTCTCCTTGATAGTGATCTTACCGGAATACATCAGCTCGTTCTTAGCAACCTTGGATCTGGTGATAACCTGATCTGCAAGACGGATACCGTCACCGAGAACATAGTCATAGAGTGCATCTTCACGAATACCCTGATGGATCAGTGCTCTCATTCTCTCAGACTGGTTGAGCTTAACCTTGATAAGGCCCTTCTCGATATTGTGAGTATCGATAGGAGCACGGAACGTTGTCTGAGATTCTGTATCGAAGCCGTGGAACTGAGCCATTACAGGAATCTGATACTCAGATGCGATCGTCTGCCACTGAGCAGCGATATTGTCTGTCTTATCATCACCAAAAAGGCCGTCGATAGGATCATTCTGTCTTGTAGGGTTGAACTCTGTGTTCAGCCACTCTGCCTCAGGAATTAAACCGAGAACATCATTTTCAAACTTACCCATAACTTACACCTCCTCAGGTCTTGTAACTGTAGGCTCGCTTACGAATCTAAATCCACGTGCGATAAGTGCTGTTTTAGCGGCACTTGCAATCCTTACATCAGATCTAGCATAGTAAGTCTTGCCCTCTGTAACTGTGGTATCTGTAGTAAGAGTGTAAACATATGCGCCTGCACTTCCAGATCTCTCATACCAACCCTCTTCAGCAGGATTATCGCCAGTTTCGGGAGTAACTGCATCATAGCTTTCGCCTGTGATTGCAAGTCTATCCTCATAGACATCACCCTTTGTTACTACTGATCCGGGCATGTTACCTGTGCTTACATCAACATCCTCATATGTAATGCCGATTGCATTTCCATCGTTAGTAGGATATGCAGTACCCATAGGAACATACTTACCACCGTTTTCCGCAGTCTGTACAAGTGTACTATCCTGATTAAACTGTCTGGTCTCTCTAACACATTCCTCATGAGCGAGGAAGTATCCGGGTGCATACACCTTACCCTGTGTTGCATTTCTCTCAATAAAAGACATTTTTTATTCCTCCTTGCCTTTATTGCCGTACATACTTTCCGTATGCTGCTTGAATAACTCTGCCGCTCTGGAAGGCTTGGTCTCGTCCTTACCACCATTGGATCCAGCTCCCGGATTACCTATATCAGCACCCTTCTGCCCTGTGGTAACAACGAACTCGGACCATGTCTCCTTTACTCCGGCAGTGATCTTGTCAGCGTCCTTGACGTTTCCTTCTTTGTCGAATGCTATTGCTTCGATCTCACTCGGTGAAGCCTTGACTACGATATCTATTCGCTTTTCAGAGATACCGGCATCCTTGAGAAGTTTGCGATATGCTGCTTCTTTCTTAGCCTTTGTCTCCTTAGCCTCGACTTCTGCCTTGTACTTGTCGAACTCGGCTGTCTTATCGCTCAACTGCTTCTGAACTTTAGCCAGTTCACTCGGATCGTCTTCAGACTGCTTGCTCTTGAGTTCATCCAACTGCTTCTGGATTTCGTCTTTGCCTTCCGCATCTGCCTTGTACTTGTCTCTCTCAGCCTTGATCTCGTTCATAACCTCAGTATATCTTTCGATGATCTGATCCTGAGCCTTTTCTTCAATGCCAAGTGCCTCGAGAAATTTCCTTGTAAGTGATGCCATAAATAGTCTCCTTTGCTTCGGTGAATTTGCTTTATCATTAGACTTATATTTTCGTTTATATCACAGTTGATTTTCATTTGCAAACAAACAAAAGCAAATAAAAGTAAAATAAAAGCAAAATGGAAATCAAATGAAAAGCGGATGCTTTCGCAATGCATCCGCTTCCTTTGTGGAGGTAACATAAGAATGACACAACCATCCAAAACCTACTTAAGTATATCATTCCTTAAGTTGTGCCTCAAGCATAGCCTGATACTCTGATAGGTGAGCCGTAGCACCGAACTGAATGAAGTGTCTTCCCGGTACTCCCTTGCTCGTTCCAAACTCCTGATATGGTGCATACTCGACATTCGTGCCAATATACACCTGATTATCCACTACGGCATGATCTATACTCGTCTTAAGTCTTCCTGTATCGACAGGAGCCACAGAAGCAGCCGTACTTGCTGCATCGAGACCG